GAAATACAAGTTATAACAACGCTCTTAAAGGCATATTGCTTAGCGGAAGTGGGATTTTATATGCAACCGCAGACGGCGCTGGTCCAGCAACATTTAACAGGCTTACAAACGATGGAGATTTGATTGGGTTTCAACAAGCAAGCACATTAGAAGGCACCATCTCTGTCTCTGGCGCTACCGTCTCCTACAACGCTTTCGCTGGCTCACACTGGTCGCAACTGCAAGACGGCAGCAAGCCCGACATCCTGCGCGGCACGGTCATGGAATCCATCAACGAACTGTGTGTATGGCCCGGTGAACAGAACGAGCGTCTGCCCAAGTCCAAGATCAGCGACACCGCTGGCAGCAAGAAGGTTTACGGCGTATTCATGGCGTGGGACAACGACTGGACGACGACCAACGATATGTACGTCACGGCGGTCGGTGCGTTTATCTGCCGCGTGAATGGCAGCGTCACGGTGCAAGAGGGCGACTTGCTGGAGTCTAACGGCGACGGCACAGCGCGTGTCCAAGCGGATGACATCATTCGCAGCAGCACCATCGGCAAAGTTACTAGCACGGTCAAGACGCACGAATACGACGACGGATCGTACTGCGTCCCCACAGTTCTGTATTGCGGTTAAGGAGCAACCATGTCCGACGTTGAACTAAAACTCTTGCTTAAAGGAACACTCTAATGCCCGCTACAATCACTTGGAATATCTCGCAACTTGACTGCTTGCCGCAGAGCCCGGAAGGCGCGGATTACGTTGTGACTGCCCATTGGCAGTGCTACGGCTCGGAAGAGTCGGGCGGCGTAACCTACGGTGCCAACAACTACGGCACTTGCTCGTTCACCGTCGTACAGGGTGAGACTTTTACCCCCTACGCAGACCTGACTCAGGACCAAGTCCTTGGTTGGTGCTGGAACAACGGGGTGGACAAGGCCGCGACCGAAGCCTCGGTGCAGCAACAGATTGACAGCCAAATCAACCCGCCTATCGTATCGCCTCCGCTGCCGTGGGCACCTCCTGCCCCGGTGGTCTAATCTTTTTATCAACAACGGGCTAAACCCCGCACAAAAGGTGAGTTATGGAAATTAAGTTCACGATGTCTGTCGAAGAAGCCAACGCCATCCTGCAGGTTCTCGGTCAACTGCCGACCTCTTCGGGTGCGTATCCCCTCTTGGTCAAACTGAAGGCGCAAGCCGACGAGCAGGCTAAGCCTGCTGAAGTCCCGGCTGCATAAGGTAAATGCTCGGCCTTGCTCCCATATCGTCTACACCGATCAGTGCCCTACTTGGGCTGGTCTTTGATGTCGCAGTAGCAGAAAGTGCGGTTGGGAGCGAGGCTGTTTCAGCCAAGCAAGATTTTGCCGTTCAGATTGCTGAGCTTGTCACGGCTCAGGACAGCGTCTCTTCGATAGCGACGTTCCAATCGTCAATTGCTGAAACGGTCACGGTCATTGATGCCGCATCGGGCAACGTCATATTTATCTCGGCGTTCGACGACAGTGCGACCATATCGGACACGGCTGTTGCGAATATTGATTTCCCCTGCTCGATTGACGAAGCAGGCTCGGTTAGTGAAACCGTTTCGGCGCTCATGGACTTTGCCGTCTCGATTGACGAGGCAGCGACCGGGTCTGACGAGGTCTCCGCGCTTGCGGTGTTTGAAGCCTCGATTGACGAAGCAGCGACCGGGTTGGACGAGGTCTCATCAAGCGTAGTCTTTGTCTCGTTCTTTGAAGACTCGGCTACCGGGTCGGACGATATCTCTTCGCTTATCGCGTTCCTTACACAGATTGACGAGGCTGCAACCGGATCGGATGAAGTCTTTGCATTGATGGACTTTGTTTCCTCGGTGGACGAGGCTGCAACCGCGCAGGATGACATTGCAAGTAACGTGGATTTCACGGCCTTCTTTGAAGATGCGGCCACCGGGGATGATGCGATTGAGGGCTTTGTCGGCTTTGCCACCTTTGTGGATGAGGCTGCGACGGGCGATGACACGATGTCCGCCCTTATGGACTTTGTCGTCTCGATTGATGAAGCCTCAACGGCGTCTGAAACTGCTTCGGCTAATGTGGACTTTGTATTGGCAATTGATGAAGCCGCCACGGCAGAAGACACGGCGTTCACGGCTAATAACATCTTTAACCCAAGCGTGGCCGAGCAGAGCACGGCCTCCGAGACCACCCAATCGAGCGTCATTTTCCGGGCCTTTATTACTGAGCTTTCGTTTAGTTCGGATGCCACGTTCGGTCGGATCCAATTCCCGGCGACGATTGTCGAGTCTGCGACGATGTCCGAACTTGTTAATAGCAGGCAGATTTACGCCACGCAGATTAGTGAGTTGGCACTCGGTACGGAGCAGGCTGCAGCAGTTCAGCAATATAACAGTCAGATTAGTGAATCGACCCTCGGTGCCGACGTGCTCGGTGTATCGGGTACGTTTAATGTCATTATTACTGAGACGGTCGAGATTTCTGACCCGGTTTTTGCCACGCTCACAATTGGCGGTAACATTTTGGAAGCGGCGATACCGTCTGAGTTCTTCTCGCTAATCGGTACATTTAATCCGCAGGTGGCAGAAGGCGGTATGGCGAACGATGCGATGCGTAGCTTTACCGGGTTCTTTACCCAAGTAAATGAGTTTGTGACCGTGGTCGATACGGCTTCGGCGCGGTTTTTGTGGAACCCGGTGGATGACAGCCAAGGCTCGGTATGGCAACCTGTGAATGATTCGCAGGGCGGGGCATGGACCCCGGTCAACGATGCTCAGGGAGCCACTTGGATTGAAATAAACCCGAATGACGACAAGCGTTATTCCTAGAGGCGAACATGACTACTTACAGTACTAATCTTGGTATTGACCTGATCGGCACGGGCGAGCAGTCCGGTACGTGGGGCGTGACGACTAATACCAACCTTGGCTCGTACCTTGAGCAGGCCATCTCCAACTATGAGGTCTACGTCCTAACGGCGGGGACTAACAACACCATCTCGATTGTGAACGGCGCTCCGGCTGCATCAAGCGTGGCCCGTAACATGTATATCGAGTTCACCGGGGGTGGCGGTGCCGGGACTAATGTCGTCACACCGACGAATAAAAAGCTTTATTTTGTCTTTAATAACACCTCGTCCCCGGCGGGCAATATCGTCGTTAAGACTGCGGCTCAGGTGACCGGCATTACGGTTACTTCGGGTACCAAGACGATCTTGGCCTGCAACGGCACGGACATTGTGACGGCAATCAACCTTGTGGGTCCGACCGGGCCTACCGGTCCTACAGGGCCTACGGGTCCAACGGGTCCGATTGGTACGGCAGCGACGATTGCTGTAGGTACAACAACTACGAGTCCTGCGGGTGGCTTGGCTAACGTGGTCAACGTCGGTACGTCCTCGGCTGCGACCTTTAACTTCACGATTCCGACTGGCCCGACCGGGCCTATTGGTCCTACGGGTCCTGTGGGTCCGACTGGTCCGACCGGTCCTATTGGGCCTTCAGGTGGTCCTCCGGGTCCTGTGGGTCCTCCGGGTCCGACGGGTCCGACTGGCGTTGCGGGTCCTGTGGGTCCGATTGGGCCTGCTTCGACGGTGCCGGGTCCTCCGGGCCCTGCGGGTCCGACCGGTCCTCAAGGCTTAACGGGTGCAACGGGTCCGACAGGTCCGACCGGTCCTGCTTCATCAGTGCCGGGTCCTCCGGGGCCAACAGGTCCAACAGGCGGTCCGGGTCCTACCGGTCCTACCGGCCCTCCGGGCTCAAGCATTACAGGTCCTCCGGGTCCGACAGGCCCCACGGGTCTAACAGGCCCAACCGGCGCAACGGGTCCGACTGGTCCTCCGGGTGTGGGTATCGTGAACTCGGGTAATGCGGGTTATGTCGGATATTACGCTTCAACCGGAACGACAATTAGTTCAGGTCAGGGTGCCACGGTATACGCAGGTGACTTTGCCGCGAACTCGGACGGTCGCTTGAAAAACATCTCGGGCACGATTGAAGACCCGATGGTCAAGATCATGGCGCTGCGCGGTGTGCGGTACACGTGGAATGAGAGTGCTAAGCAACTTGGCCTTAACTCGACCCAACAGCAGATCGGCGTGGTCGCACAGGATATCGAGCAAGTGTTGCCTGAGTTGGTCAAGTACAAGGACGGCTATCGCCTTGTGAGCTACGACCGTTTGGTACCGCTCTTGCTTGAAGCCATCAAACACCTAAATGAGAAAGTTGAGCGCTTGGAGAAGTCGGAGAAACACTGATGACCACGCTTTCTAGTGTCATCTCGGAGTTTGGCGGCAGCGGGTCTATTCCGATCAATATGCGTGCCTATATGAAACTAGGTGCGTTTTTAGGTTGGAACGGTGGTGTTGCCGAACACTCCAACAATAGCGCGATTCCTTACACGGGCGGTGGCACGGTTTTCTTAAGCAACTTTGCAGCCCCTGCGGATCGGGATTTTGTTAGTGATAACTACGTTGCCGGAGCAGATTCGTACTACGATATTTTCTCGGGTAACTTTGAGTCATCAGTCGGGTACTACACCGGTAATGGCGCGGCGTCGTTTTTTATATTCCTAACCGTTCCAATTGGCACAGCCGGAAGCCGCACCACGGTAGGTAAATCCACATATGGCAGTAGTGGGCAGACTGCGACTATTGCTGGAGTCTTTGACGGAGACCAAAACGGGTTTGGCACTTTCAACGTACAGATGGTTGGTGATCAACGTCGTTCAGGTTGGGGCGGTACAGGCACGTCTGGCGGTACATCAGGTGCTGCACCTACGCAAGTCACAATAGGATCTACTACATATAACTTTGCCTCATCGTTTGTACCGGCAGGTACTTATAACGCGACGTATAACATTACGACATGGTCGTGGTCTGCCCCTTACGGTGGGTTTGTGTCCGGTAATTCGTTCACTTTTAGAATTAGCATATTCTGATGTATACGCACTATCTTGCTATCAACGCCTGCGAAGTGCTTCCTGATGAAGCCATAAAGGACAACGTGTACAAGCATGTTGTCTACATCTACATCACTAACGTCGTAGACGCAGAAGGCAAACCCGACAAGACTCGCGTTGCAGGACAACCGGGCGTTGTGTATCTCGATGATCCGGATCTGACCAAGTTCATTCCAAGCGGATCTGTAACTCGCGAGGTCATCAAGGCATGGGTTGAGGCTAAGCTCAACATCCCGGCTTTGCAGGCTAAGAACATCGCGGAGTTGAGTAAATAGTATGCGCGGCGAATGGTGTTACTTTAAGTCTTACTTCCCTGCCGATTATTGTGATCGGCTTGTGGAGACCGCGCTGCGCCGTGAGCCGGGTGAGGCTCAGATCGGTACGACCGGTGGGGTACAGGAAGACGATACTTTCCGGCGTTCAAGCATTTGGTTCGTCAACAAAGGCGATGCGGAACTAGATTATTTGTTTGATGAGTTGTGGAAACTTGCGATCCGGGCCAATCAAGATTGGTTTGACGTGCACATTAGCAAACTCGACTACTATCAAATTGCAGAATATGACGGCGAGAGAAAAGGTGAGTACAAGACGCACCACGACATTTTCTATATCAATGGCGATCCGTACTACCACCGGAAACTCTCGTGCGTCATTCAATTAACAGACCCTGCCAAGTACAAAGGCGGTGATCTGACGTTCGAGCATGTGAATGCGTATCCGAATGCCGAAGAGATGCGACAGCAAGGGACGGCAATCTTCTTCCCCTCGTTTGTGCGTCATGCGGCGCTGCCTGTAACAGAAGGCAAGCGGTACTCGATTGCGGCTTGGTTTGATGGGCCGAAATGGCGATGACGATTGAGGAGAGACAGAAATGATGACGCTAGTTTCGACTTTCTTATCGTTCTTGGCGGGTGGCTTGCCCAAGATTCTTGAGTTCTTTCAGGACCGACAGGACAAGAAGCACGAGCTTGCTATCCTTCAGATGCAGAAGGAGCGGGAACTTGAGCTTGCGGCTCGGGGCTTTGCGGCTCAGGCCAAGATCGAGGAAATCAAGACCGAACAGGTTCAGATGCAGACCCAAGCCGAAGAGCGCGTGGCCCTGTATCAGCACGACATGAAGATTGGCGAGGGGGCGTCCCGGTGGGTGACTAACTTGCGGGCTTCGGTACGTCCGGTTGTGACGTATATATTCGTGCTTGAACTTGTGATCCTGAATGTGACCGGACTCTTTTATGCGTGGAGTCAAGGCGCACCGTTTGCGATTGCGATGGAGAACGTGTTCTCGGATGACGAGATGCTAATCCTGTCGTCGATCATTGCGTTTTGGTTTGGTACGCAGGCGTTTGCTAGAAAATCGTGAAGACAAGCCCCGCCGCTCTAAAGATGATCAAGCACCATGAAGGTGTACGGACCAAGCCGTACCGGTGCCCTGCGCTTCTTTGGACGGTGGGTGTTGGTCATGTAATCGATCCATTACACATCAAGGTGCCCTTTGAAGAGCGGCGTAATTTACCGATACCCGATGGCTGGAACCGAGTCCTCACTATGGACGAAGTGGACGCTATTCTTGCTCAAGACCTTAACCGCTTTGAGCGTGGCGTGGCCCGCCTTTGCCCTGCTGCTCTTGGCAGTCAAGGAATCTTCGATAGTTTCGTTTCTTTCTCCTTCAACGTCGGTCTTGGAAACCTTCAGAGGTCTTCTCTTCGGATGAAGACGAATCGCGGTGAGTACCTTGCTGCGGCAGAAGAGTTTATGAAATGGACCAAGGCAGCGGGCCGAGTGTTGCCGGGTCTTGTGAAGCGCAGACAGGATGAACGTGCTCTCTATCTCTTGGGGGTTGCGTAATGCCACTTCAAAAACTTGAACTCCGACCGGGCATCAACCGTGAGTCAACGAACTACGCCAATGAAGGCGGTTACTTTGCCTGTGACAAGGTACGGTTCCGCTCGGGCTTTCCTGAGAAGATCGGCGGTTGGATCAATCAGTCCACGAACACCTTCAAAGGCGTGTGCCGCTCACTCTTTAATTGGGTCTCGTTTGCTAGCGAGAACCTGCTTGGTATCGGCACGAATCAGAAGTTCTACGTGGAACTCTTTGGTGTCTACCACGACATCACTCCGCTGCAGTACAGCGAAACGTTGCCTAACAATCCGTTCCTGACGACGAACGGTAGCTATCTAGTTACTGTAACTACAGCAACCCCGCACAGTTTGGCGGTCGGTACGTGGGTGACGTTCTCGGGCGTATCAGGCGGCGGCATCGTTAATAACATCGTGCTTAATGGGAATTTTGAGATCATCACGACCCCGTCGGCTACAACCTTCACAATCATCGGGGCTACGCTTGCTAACGCAACGACGGTAGGTGGTGGCGCTGCTGTACTTGCTGCATATGAGATTAATGCCGGTAACGCGACGTTCTCGCTCGGCCTTGGTTGGGGTGGTGGTCCGTGGGGCTTCGGTGGGTGGGGTATTGGCTCGACCATCTCTAGTCAGATTCGGCTGTGGTCGCAGGACAACAATAACGAGAACTTGCTGTTCAACCCGCGCTCGGGTCCGATCTACTATTGGGCTAAAGACACTTCGACTTGGGCTCGGGCTATTACGCTGAATGCGTACTCCAACACGGAGGTCAAGCACACAACGGCAGCGTCGTTCATTCTTGGTGCTACCACAATCACGGTCACTGACCCGACTAATATCACAAGTGGTTCGGTCGTTAGCGGCACGGGTATTCCTGCAGGGACCTTCGTCACTACGGCGTATGTGTTTGGTAGCACGTCGGTGCCGATTTCGGCGGCTACTACAGCAGGCTCGTCGGGTAACTACACATTCAGTTATGCCGGTCGGCATGTACCGAACAATACCTATCAGGTCTCGACCTCAAGCACGGGTAACTTCTGTATTGCGTTTGGGTCTAACCCGTACAACCCGACTAACTTTAGCGAGACGTTCGATCCGCTTCTTGTGCGTTGGTCTGATGCGGATAATCCGTTTGAATGGGTTCCGGCAACGACCAACCAAGCCGGTGAGAGCCGTCTGTCGTACGGGTCTTATGTCGTCAACGCGGTAGATACCCGGCAGGAAATTCTGATTTGGACGGATGCTGCACTCTTCTCGATGCAGTACCTCGGCCCGCCGTATGTGTGGGGCTTTAACTTGTTGATGGAGAACGTCTCCATCGCTTCGCCTAATGCGTCAATCACAATTAACAACGTGACGTACTGGATGGGCGTTGACAAGTTCTACCAATACTCAGGTCGCGTTGAGACGCTGCCTTGCAGCCTTCGTCAGTTCATCTTTACCAACATCAACACGGATCAGTTGGCACAGGTGTGCTGCGGGGCGAACGAGGGGTACAACGAGATTTGGTGGTTCTATCCGACTGCCAATAGCCTCGTGAATAACCGATACGTGGTCTATAACTACCTTGAACGTATTTGGTACTACGGCATTCTTGATCGTGGGTTTTGGCTTGACTCGCCGCTTCGTCAATATCCAATGGCGGCGTTCTCGGTGCAGAACTCCTACGTTGCGCCCAATACGATCCCAATCACTGCGATGACGGGCAACGGGGTCACGGCAACAGCGTCATTTTCGTTGCAGGTTGCAGCACCCACGGTAGGTGTGTTCTTCTCAATTAGCGGGGCAACCGCTGCCGGGTTCAACGGGAATTACCAAGTGTTGTCCTCAACGACAACAAGCGTGACGTTCTTGAACACGACGGCTGGCTCGGCTTCGGTGCTTGGCAATATCTCGCTCCCGCTTTCTAGCGCAGCGACGGTGATCCCGGTTATTAATGCCTCGTCCTACCCGGAGACGGGCGTCGTTATGATTGAGCTAGAGCAAGTCTTCTATACCGGCAAGACTTCAACGTCGTTCACTGGATGTATCCGTGGTTATAACGGGACCACTGCTGCAGGCCATACGAGCTATACACCGATTACGTATAACGTACCTAACCAAGTTATGAACCATGAGTTCGGTAACGATGATCGGTCTTTGACTACGGCACTGCCGATTGAAGCCTACGTTGAAACGTCGGACTTTGACATTCAAGACGGGCAAAGCTTTGGTTACGTGTGGCGTATGTTGCCTGACCTGACATTCAACAACTCGTCGAACAACAACCCGGCTGTGACCATGACGGTCAAGGCACGGCAGAACTCCGGTTCTAACTATGCTGCGGCAGACCAACCTACCGTGCAGCAGACTGCGACAATTCCGATTGAGCAGTACACAGGTCAGATTTATACCCGTGTGCGGGGTCGTCAGATGTCATTCCGGATTGACTCGACCGACTATGGTGTGGCGTGGCAGTTAGGTGCGATGCGTATCGACGTTAGACCGGATGGGCGTAGGTAATGTCTACCGGCATATCTAACCAAAAGATCCGTAACCTTGTAGCGCCTAACTTGCCGGTCGCGCCGGTTGAGTATCAGCAGCGTTATCAGGATCAGTTCTCAAACATACTGCGTCTCTTCTTCAACCTTATCTCGAACGCATTTAATGCCCCTAAACCGCATGGGTCATTTTATGACAACACGACGCAGACAAACCCGGTGTCTAATTCTGTCAACTTGATGAAGTTCAACAGTGTCTACGACTCGGGACAGACATTATTTAGCGTAAGCAAGGATACGAACCGGGTATACGTGGCCGAAACTGCCGTATATAACATTCAGTTCTCAGCGCAGTTAGATAAGACCGGTGGCGGTGCAACGCCTGTATTCATTTGGATACGGGTTAACGGGGTGAACGTAGCCCACTCTGCGACCAAGGTAGTCATCGACGGCCCGAACAACGAGATTGTCCCGGCTTGGAATTGGATGCTTAACCTAAGCGCCGGGGATTATTTCGAAATTGCGTGGCAGTCTGCAGATACTAACGTGGTGCTTTTGGCCCAACCTGTTTCGGGCAATATCCCCGAGATTCCGTCTGTTATCCTCACTATAACTTGGGTGTCGAATGTCTCAGTTTGAAGTGATACCATCCAAGCAACTTGACCCCACGGGGGAAGTATGAATCAGTTATATCCGCAGGGTAATGTAATCCCTAGGCCGAATGCTTCGTATCCCATGGCTGACATGCAGGGGGCTAGTGCCTATGCGGCACCGCTTAACTACAACAAGCCTAGAGAAGTGATTAGTGGGTACGATGCGCGGATTAACCCGATGACTGGACAGGAAATACCGCAAACTAATTTTGCCCGTGGGGGTAATGTGAAACCTGAAGCCGGAATTGCCTCTTTACTTGCCTCACGCGGTCGAGGCGGCGACAAAATGCTTGTACATATGGCTCCCGAAGAAGTTCGGGGCTTACAGGCGCTTGCATTAGCCCACGGTGGTAGCCTAACTATTAACCCGGACACAGGGCTTTATGAGGCTGGATTCTTAAAGAAACTGCTACCAACCATCATTGGTGCCATCCTGACCCCACTCTCTGGTGGCCTTATCAACCCGTTTACGGCGGGGCTTCTTGTCGGCGGCGTTGAGGGTATCCGTACTGGTGACCTTGGTAAAGGCTTGATGGCGGGTCTTGGCGCGTACGGCGGTGCTGGACTTAGCACGGCTTTGGCTGGTACAGGCGCTGCCGCAGGTACAGCGACTAGCGAGGCGGTTAAAGCAGCAGGCGCGGACGCCGCTGCTAAGGCTGCTCAAGAAGGTGCCACTCAGGCTGCTCAAGAAGCCGCTAAACAGGCGGCTATGAAAGAAGCGGCGCAAGCGCAAATTAAAAACCAGTTAAGGACTAAAGGCGCAGGCATTTTTGGTCCCGTGCCTAAAACCACGGCTACCTTCAGCAATATCGGTAAAGGTATTTCGGAAATTGCTGGTGGCGGTGTGGGGTTTGGTGGTATCGGCGGCATGAATACAGCCGGTGCTACATTCGGAAATCTTTCCATGCCTGCCAAGGCTGGCCTAACTACCACTGCTGCTAGTGCGCTTTCACCAGAAATGGAAATGCCAGAAGACGGTGCGGATAT